AACCAAGAGAACCGGTAACTGCTGAGCAGGTATCGGAAGAAGGCGAAGAAGACACTATGAGCTACTTCGCTCGGTTGGCAAACGCCGACTAAGCACCGGCTACTGTCGACCCATATTGTACCATTTATAGCTCATTGCGTATGGGTCGGCTACCGAGCCTCCACTAGGATTTAAATTAGTTGTATTCACGGTTGTGCCACCAGCATTATTTTGGTTAATCATAACCTGAGCAGCTTTTTCCATATTTCTTTTTGCAGCATCTAATTCCATTCTTTCTTTTGCAATTCTTGCAAGATCTTCTTGTGTTTTAGATCTACTACTTGCAACTAAAGATTCAGCGAAGGCTTGGCCTGAACTAACTTGTGCTCTTGCATCTGCAACCATATCATCACTGACAAGCTTATCACCGAGCCATGTGCCTTTGAGTGATTCTAACAGACCTAGCTTTAATTGTGCCGGTAACGTTGTAATCATTCCAGCAAAGCTTGCAAGTTTTTCCATAAACTTACCTTTAGTTTCAATCCATTTTTCTTCTAACATTAAACCTAATTCTTTAGGCTTAAATGCAAACCAAGTTGCAACTTTGGTTATTGCTTCCATCATAGAATCTTTTATCTCTCCCCACTTCGCAACCATTCCATCTTTTAAATCTTTTATTTTCTGAACCTGTTGAATAATTATAAGATCAACTGCTTCAACGAATGCCATCTTTACATCTTCAACCATGCCTTCCCACGTGGCTTTAATAGTGTCTTTAAACCCATTCCATTTATCAGTTATCCACTGTTTAATATTATTAATTGTGGTCATCACATAACCGCTATCACCTGTAAAGAAATTAACCATACCAGCCCAAGTGTCTTTAATACCTTGTTTAAATTCATTCCATTTAGCTGTCATATTAAGAAGTAATGAATCTATAATTTTCTCCGCACCCTTTAGGAAAGAACCTCCCTTACCAAAGTCTAGTCCAAACATTTCTAATATATTGGTAATAGCATTATCAAAGAAACCTTTAATGCCATTAAATAGTGTACTACCGATTTTAGATATACCAGCCTTCCAATCACCTTTGAGTAATAAGTCTATGCCTTCTAATACTCCTGCAATTGCATCTGTTATAGTTGCAAGGCTGCCTAGTACGAAGTCTTGAATTTGAATTTTAAAATTACTAAACCAATCTTTAATACTTTCGAAAGTCGCTTGAACATCTGCATTACCCATTAATGAACTTATAGATTCTTTTATACTAGTAAACAACGGTACGATTTTATCATTCCAAGTTGTCTTGATAGATTCTATAGTTTTGTTGAATGTAGGATTATCTGCTATTCCTTTAAATAGCATGTACATACCTGTAAAGAGTAATGCTATAGGACCACCTTTGATTAATAGTTTACCTAGAAACTTTAATGGACGCATTAAGTATCCTAGACCAGCAGTAATAGGCGCTAACAACATTTTCATACCTCTACCTAATGCAGGTATACCAGTCATTTCAGCTCCGCCTCTCATAAGCATTCTGCCTGCACCAAACCGAGGTCCTTTACCTTTACCCTCTCTACCAGATTCTAAAGCATCCTTTTTACCTAAGGCCGAGGCCGTTTGTTGGTTTTTAATAAAGTCAGTAATAGCTGAACTTTGCTTATCTAAAAGCTTATTAGTTACTCTAATCTCATCTACAACGTTTGATAAGGTACCGAATTTAGTTTGGCCATTAGCCTGCTGTGCATTTGATGTTTTAACCATGTTGTTGCCTTGCCATTTCTTCTTTTTGTTCTCTTATAAATTCAGCTAACATACTAATGTAGACATCCTTTTCCCATGGTATCATTCCGTCTATCTCACTCAACGAATACTTATGATGTTGCATTAGTTGAAATACCGTGTTGTAGTAATCTAACAGGCTTGTATGAGATAGACATACTAGAAAAAAGATTGCATTCCTTTCAATTCTATTTTATTATGATGCCCACATGAGCAATCAAATTCTACATCATGTTTCATGGCTGGGATAGTTTCTACAAACTCCCTGACCTTTTCAAATTGTTCTGTATTCATACTTTCTATAAATTCGTCTACTTCTTTGACCGACTCATCTTTTAGACTTATATTATCGTCTTCAGTTTTTATAGACTTTAAACAATGTCTGATCATTGCGAATGTAGCCGCAGCTGTTTCACCTGATTGAATATGCTCGTCATTCTTTAATTCGTAGTATGACGGATGCCTCATTTCAAGTTGCATACCAGGTTGTAGTTCGATTAATGGATCTGCATCATCTCCAATTACTTTAATGTCATCAAGCGGGATCACAACCTCGTTCTCTGTTTCACAAGCCTCACATTTAAGTTTAACTCTAGTTGATTCACCTACTGATTTACCACGTATTTTTGTAAACAAATATTCAATATCATACGTTGTTAGTTGTTTGACATCGATATCGTCCATAATACATGTTTCAATAGTATCCATTATTGCTCCGAGTACCTGATCTTCCTCATCAGATTCCATTGCTAATAATAAAACTTTTTCTTCTTTAACTAAGAACGGTCTGAACTTAACCGTTTTCTTCATCGATGGTATATCTACGCTGTACTTTGGCGTATCATTCAGTTTTGGCAATGCCATAATATAACCTCATTAATTTACAATATTATTAACTGTATTTATTAGTGTTCCTAATAGTCTTAAGTTTCTTGTACTAGCATCGTTATAGAACCTAGCACTCTTCCAATTATCGTATTCAAATTCAATTGTTAATTCAACTAATCCTCCTTCATTCGATAAAGCTATATCAACCATCGAAGTCGGGAACGCATTTAAAAGTGTACATTCATATACAACATTAGCACTTTTGAACAAATCTATGTCAAGTCTAAAAGGCCCTAGTTGTAAATCTGTATCAAATCCAACGCCTTTCTTTAATTGTAGAACTTGTATATTTTTAGCATATGTATTTTTATATGCTGGTGCAAAATTACCATTATTAACTATTCTATTTTGCCATAGTTCAAAATATTCCTTTAAGCCATAATCATTTAAGACGTTAAATGTCATACTTACAGGACCTGCTGCAAATCCATATGCAACTTTAGTTTGCTTTACACCTATTGTTCTATCACTTGTTAATATCTGTCTACCTGGTAGGCTAACAGATTTACAAAGTATATTTAAATCTCTTGTATCATAGAAACCAATATCAGGAAGTTTAACTAAAAACTGACTTGACTGTGCAAAACCACCCTTACGTGATGCTAATGCTTTAATTTCATTTATACTAGCCATTTCTTATTTTGCTCCTTGAATCCTGATATACTTTACCGACGCCAGCACCTCTCCATTGTGCAGCCGGTAAAAATGTTGCTATTTCCCATTCTGGTTTATCTATTAATGCAAACTTACTACGTACCTGAGTAGTCAGGTATCTGTGAATAGTAGGTCTATAATATTTTGCTGGTAAACCATCACTACCCATCAATCCATTAAGTGCCTTAGCTCTTAACGGTGGAGGTAGATAATGTAGATTCATGCCATAGAATCCACCTTCGGCAAGTGATGTTATAACTACGAGTGGGAATGCATCAAAGTATGGTAGCTTTTCTCTATGCTTTGCATTGTAATAGAACATATACATGTTACCTAATGGATTACGTAACGAAGCCTGCATCTTTACTTGCTCTTGATTAAAGATTGTACCACCAGTTACTTTACCTAACTGACTTGCTTTTTGTTTAAACCATGCAATAGATTCTTTTGTCCGTGGAGTTATACCTGCACGAAACGCTGCAATCTCTAGATCTGAAAATAAATTAGCTGCCATGCATCTATTTATACAGATTTTTTACGTTTGTATGGTTTAAGTGGTTTACTAGACTTTGGCATGATACCCATCTTTTCAAGAGTATGCTCAGTCCATATCTGAAAACCATAACCACGATCTTTTGCAAATCGTTGTGCTGCTTTCCATTTGTTCTGATTCTTTACGTATGTCAGACCTTCGTTGATATATCTCTTTGTCTTCCTGCCCGGGTACTTGGGAGGTACGGTCTGATTTGATGGTTTAATCTCTACTAGAATTGTCTGACCAGATTTAAATGTAATCTTTAGGTCCATGAAGTACCTATGATACTTCTTATCTACTTCATATAAGTATGGTATGACGGTCTCTTCACTAGACCATGACTTTACATCTGCATTATCATCACACCATTTAAAACAATACTTCTCCCACATTGATCTAAATACAATGTTAGTGAAGTCGCCTTTATACTTTTTAGGATTTTTAGGTTTGAATTTACCAGAGTAAGCCATGAAAATTGTTATAAATAGTGTAAATGTTTATTTATAGGATATACTAATGACTACTAAAGTAAAACTCCAGCAAGGCTATACATATTCTTTTCCTCCTAGTATAGATGAAGGTGGTGATTCTCTTACTGATGAAAAGTATAGAGCTATATTATCCTTTAATCCAGTAAAAGTAAATGCTGTTACGATCGGTAGTTTAATAGGACAGGATACTTTATTAGCTAAAATACTAAATGGTGAACTTAAAAATCTAAAAGATGTTGCTAAAGTTTATAACGAAAATTTAAATCAATTTAAAAAGGGTGAGGGACCAACTCAAAGAAGAGAAGAAGAACGAAAAGCAGTAGCTACAAGTTTAAAGGCAAAAAGAACTACAGAAAATACTACTATACTTGGTAAAGGTACAGATGATTTAGGAATACCAGATAATAGATATGTTCATTTGTATATGCCTATGAATATTCAACAAAATGAAAGTGTAGTAGCTGGACCAGAACAATTAGGTATTGCAGGCGGTATGGTGTCTGGTACATTAATGGGTAGTCAAGGAAATAAAAGCGTTGTGGATATTGCAAGCTCTGCATTCAGAGGCACATTTGCGGGTATAGGTGAGCTTATGGAAGGTAAAACTGCACCAGAGTTTGGTTCATTAATAGCTAATAGATTAGTAAGTAAACTAAGTACTAATGCCGGTAATGCAACTTCTTTAGCCACAAGAATTGCAATAAATCCTAATACAAGAGCTTTATTTAAACAAGTTAATATTCGTGAATGGAATTTTGTCTTTCAAATGATACCTACTAGCCCTGATGAAACTACAAGAATAGAAAACATAATCGACTTTTTTAGGACTGAACAGTTGCCGACTGAATTAGTTACAGCAAACGGTGTAGGTATGGCGTATAGATTTCCTAATCTTATGCACATTAAAGCCTTGTATAGAGACGAGCGTACAAACCAGTATAAACCTATTCTCACTAGATTCCTACCTGCATATTTACAATCAGTAGATGTAACTTATAATACTACAGCAATGTCATTTTATGAAGGTGGTAAATTTCACGATGCTACAATGAATTTAAAATTTATAGAATACAGACCATTAAACAAAGAAGACATAGATGTTGAAAGAAAATATCTAGGTAAAAAAGATAAGATAGTTCACAGGGCAAAATCATGAGTCATTTTAAACAGTTTCCTAAGGTATTATATAATTTCGGTAATGAAATTACACCAACTTTATTTCAGAAGCTTGGCACATATGTAGATATTATAGATCAAGTTAGAGATGATATCACAATATACTCTGATTATACTATTCTTGATGGAGACAGACCAGATATTTTATCATATAATTTTTATGGAAATGTTCAGTATTACTGGTTAATGTTTTATGTAAATGATCATTTAAGAGAAGAAGGATGGCCATTAACTGCAAATGAAGTACATGAGCAGATGGAAAAATATTATCCACACGAATTTATAAGAACATTTGATAATTGGTTTAAAGGTGATTTTCAAATAGGCAATCGTGCTACTGGTAAAAAGAGTGGAGCATTTGGAGATATTGTGCAAACGCACCCCGACCTTGGCCAAATTATTGTAAGAAATAATACTGGCTTTAAATTTCAAAAAGCTGAAATAGTAGAAGCTGGTTTCGGTTTCTTCAATGCAGATACTATTACAGTGCAGTCTAGCGATAAACAATATAATGCAGTACACCATTACGAAGATGCTAATGGTAATTATGTAGATATAGATCCTTTACAAGATGCTCCAAATAACGTTACGCCTATCACTTTCTCTGATAGATTCATTGAGGAAAATGAGAAACGTAAAAGGATTAGAATAATAAAACCAGAAATAATTAATCAGTTATTTAATGAATTTAATAGAGCACTAAAATAATGTCCGGTACATATTCATCTAGTGAATACAAATTTCAAGACGTAATACTATCTATTCCTGAAAGAGGAATTGAATTAGATATTGGCGCTACGATAATTGAGCTAATATTATATGAGTCTGTGAATACTCCTTATATTACAGGTTCTATGGTATGTGCTGATACAGAATACGTCTTTGAGAGATTAAGATTTGACGGTACTGAACGAGTAACAATTAATATTGCCTCTGAATATGACGAAATTCTAACTAAAAGTTTTTTTATTACTCGCACAATGGGTAAAACTAAAGTAGATGAAAATACATATGCATATAACTATTATATTGCAGAAGATATATTCTTTTTAGATGTTTTAAAATCTATATCACGTGCGTATCTAGGAACACCTGATGAAATAATAAAAAATGTTTTATCAAATGAATTTAAAAGAAACCTATCATTGATAGGCAAAGCGCCATATCAATCAGCGTTTAACTATGTTTCTCCATATATATCTCCATTAGGTATAATAGATACTATACGTCGTAGAGCTTATGATATCAATGGTTATCCGTATTTTGTATATGCTACTTTGAAAGAAGAAGAGATAAGAATGAAAAGCTTATCTGAAATGATAGAAAATGAACCTGTGAATAAAACAAGTTTTGTATTTAGTAATGCTCAGAATCATAAAAATAATCCAATACAGCAATTGATTAATGTAGAATCATTTGAAGAAGATAATACAAATGATACATTAGAATTATTAATTAAAGGCGCTGTACAAAATCAGTATAATGTTTTGAATCTCAGTACTAATAAAAGAAATAAACAAAATAGATTTAATATTACAGAAACTTTAGATGCTGGTCCTAGTAAGTCAATATTCAATAAAGATTTTACAATAGAAGATAAAACTTTAAATGATTTTGATCCCAATGTCGTATATAAATTAGTAAATCATACAACAATGGATGAATTAGGATACCACGATGAAAGAGATATCGAACAGCATTTAAATAAAGTAAAATCTACTTCACTTGTAGCTGCATTAAGTAAAAAGAAAATAACTATCGGTACTACTGGTGTATTCAATTTTCATGAAAATACTGTGTTTATAGGAGAGCAAATTAATATAATGCTACCTCAATTTGAGTCAGAGACTAAAGATACTGTTACAAGTGGTTCTTATGTAGTTTTAGAAACTAAACACGTATTTACTGAAAATAAATATAATATGTATATGACATGCAGTCGATTAACACAATCTTCTGATAAAACTACTACAGTTGGACCTAGCGAATGATAAATTTTTACGGCGATAATATGCGATGGTTTATAGGTATTGTAGTAAGTAATGCAGACCCGTTACATGTAGGAAGATGCAGAGTGCGCATATATGGTGCACATAGTGACAATGTAAATGAAGTACCTGAGGCATCATTGCCTTGGGCTTCGTGTCTAGTGCCTACTACAGAAGATGGAGTAAGCGGATTAGGTCGAAGTCCTAATGTAAAACCAGGTGCAATGGTATTTGGGTTTTTTATGGATGGTAATGTATCTCAGCAACCAGTAATTATGGGTTCAATACCTAGAATTGAAGTACTAGATGATGATAAGATAAGTTCTCAAGACGCACCGGCAATTGATGAAATAGAAATACCTGCTGAAAGGAATTTAATTGATGTTCCACCAAGAGGTACGACAGCATCATTAGAATCTTTGGTAGGCAGTAATAATACAGAGAAAGCATTCAACTTTTTAGTTGGCAATGGTTATTCTAAAGAACAAGCAGCTGGTGTATTAGGTAACTTTATTGTAGAATCACGTATGGATCCAACTGCAGTTTCAGAAGTACCAGGTGAAGAATCATTTGGTATTGCACAATGGAATCCTGCAGCTGGTAGAAAGCAAAGACTAGAATCATATGCATCAGATAGAAACTTAGATTTTCGAACATTAGAAACACAATTACAATTCTTTCATTATGAGTTTAAGACTGAAGGGTCATATTACGGTTATAATAAATTTAAAGCGATGGGTAGTTATATTCAAGCAACCGTCCATATATGTGACAAATATGAAAAGCCTGGTACAAAACACCTTGATAGGCGTATTGCAGCCGCTAAGAAAACATTGGAGACTTATGGATGAGTGTAGATATTCGAGAAATAAACCTCACACTTTTAACTGCATTTAAAAACTCTAACTTTCTTATAGTTGGAGAGAAAGCACTCCAAGCCGCTAATGCAAGCAAGCTGCAAGCTGAATCTCTTTTGGAGAGCGATCAGACTATTAGTGGTATTAAGAGCATATCAAATATTAACGTTGCGCCATCTATTGCAAAACTAGATACAGTACTACCAGCAACTAGTGTAAATGATTCAGATGATTCTGATATTAATCTTATTACTGGTACAAGATCAGTAGCAGGTCGATTGAATACTGTTATCGGATCAGGTTCACCACAAGCTGTCGGTCAGTCACTTGCCACAGTAACTAGCACAAGTGCAAGCACATATAGAAACGAACTTAAGACAATTGCAGTAGAAGATGCTAAGCCATCAGTAAATGATATCGATAATATAATAAACAATGGAACTGATCAGCATGTAGGTTTTTCTAGTTCTATATCATCTTTTAACAATTCATTTAATAATATTATAGGTACGCCTACTAATTCACTTCTTGCTAATTGTATTCTAAATATACAGAAAGGTATATTTCCTATAATAGACAAAGTAGCACCTACTATATCTAAGTCAGATAAAGATGAGGCGGTAAGATTATTATTAGCTGACAGAAAAAGAGAAGCGGCTCAATTATTAGAAAAAAATTCTAAAACACTTGATGCTGCAGCAATACAAGAAAGTATTGAAAAGGTAGATATTAGTCAAAAAAATATATTAAATGAAGCTGATAGCAGAGCAGTAGGTGAAAAAACTGTACAAGACTATGACTTAACAAATCAAGAAAAGTCTTGGGAAGGCCGTAATACACCAATTAGGGGTGGAACTCCGATTGTAGAGAACGCACCTAATGTATCTATTGCTTCAGCTGCACCTAGCGTTATTGTATCGACGCCAGCGCCAGTAAATAAGCCTACAAGAAACAATGCATACACATTTGATATAGTTGGATCTAAAGAAGAACTAATAACAGAATTTAGAGATTCACCACGTGATATCACAGAGTTTGTTACTCATTGGACTGCTACATTTACAAATCAAAATATTGGTGCTGAAGATGTTCATGCATGGCATTTAGATATAAATTTTAGTGGATGTGGATATCATTATATAATACTAAGAGATGGTAGGTTACAAAGAGGTCGGCCACTGAATGTACAAGGTGCACATGCAAAAAAATTTGGCCATAATTCATATTCGATAGGATTAGCATTTGCAGGTGGTTTTAACTGTCCATCAGATACACCTAATCCAGAAAAATTTACATCATCAGAAAGCTTTACTGAAGAGCAGTGGAATACATATGCAATGTTTGTTGAGTCGTTCTATATTATATGGCCAGGTGGTCAGGCATGGGGGCATAGCGATACAGATCCAGGTAAGATAGATCCAGGTTTTGATGTACAACAATACGTATATAATAAATTTAATAAAGAAAACATTTATACCGATGGTAAACAATTAGCATCAGCATTAACATCAGTGCAATTAGAAGCTGCGAGATATAGAGTGACATGAGTACAGAAAACGACGACTATCAGGACCGGATACTAAGATTAGGTAAAGGATTTACTGATACACAAGGTATTAACACTAATGCTTTCTCAGATCCTGCTGGTCAATATCCTCGTACAAAAAATCATAATCAGTCATCTATAAACGAAGCTGCACGTGGTGGAGGTGGTAAACAACTATCTGTCGGTGGTTCTGTAAAGAATGTAGATCTTGAAGTAGAACCTGCAGCATCGACGCAATATGGTATGGCTGACATTCGAGAGACAGCATCAGGTCACGTCATAGAGTTAAATGATACACCGGGTGGTGAAAGAATATTATTTAGACATAAAACAGGTGCTGGCATCGAGGTTAGGCCAGATGGCACAGTACTTGTTGTATCTACAAAGAATAAAGTAGAAGTGTGCCATGGTAGTAATGAAGTAATTGTAGAAGGTGAAGCACACCTGACATATAAGGGAAATTTAACTCTTAATGTAACAGGTGATTATAACGTTAATTGTAGAGATTATAATGTACACGCCCGTGGTAGTAAGTCCGAACAGATTGATAATAATTCTAAGACATCTGTATTTGGAAATTCTGGTAATACTATTGCAGGTTCACTTATACAGAGCGTTGCAGGTAATACTACAAACCTTACTTTGGGCACGCAGACTCTTGTCACAAAAGGGAATCTGGTAGTAGCAACAGAAGGATCAGCTGAAATGGTATCAGGTGGTCCAAGCATACTTACATCAGAAGAACAATTTAATGTATCTTCACCTGATGTGAATATTGCTGCAACAGAAATATCAGTATTTGGCACTACAGGCACTATCGGAGGTGGCGATACAGTACATTATGGACGAACATTTCATGGGAATTTAAGAGGTACAGCATTACGAGCAGCGGCATTAGGAACAGTATCGGGACAATTTGGTGGTTTTTCTATATTTTCTTCTACTAATCAATTACTAAAAGAAATCGGTGGTTCATTTAGTACTGATGATAGTGCAGATGCTGCAATAGGATTTACAGCTACTGCTAATCCTACGCTTGGAATGACTAATTCATATTTGACTGTATCGGATCGTGGTATACGTAAAGTTAAAATCGATATCGATGACTATCTCAAGAATGAACTTCTTGTACGTAAATACACGACAGAAGAAGTTCGTGCTAAGATGAGAGAGAAAACAAATAGAGACTTCGGAGAGTTTACGGCGTATCAAGTTGCATCTGGTGTATTAAACTCTAATTATGTTAATGCAGTGCCAGAAAAATTTGGTAAAGTATCTGTAACTAGTACAGCACAATCGCAGAGAGGTTTAAATCAAATAGGACAAGTACGTGGTGTATCGCAAGTACAAAAATTTAAAACTGATCAAAGAAAAATTAAATTTAATATTGTGCCTGAATTAAAATTTAAAAATGCAATTATTGATCCTTTTAATGTAAACACTAATACAATTATCAATCATGATTTTTCAATAGGTAAATTTATAGGTATAAATGACCACGGTAAATTTAATACTTTAAGTAATGATGTTAAACAGCAAATAGCTAAGAATTATTTTATTATGTCTGAATTAATGAAGACAGTATCTAATAGTAATCACACCCCAACTGACTTTGAAAGTTATTCATTAGAGGTTGTAGAAGGTTACTATGCGCCAGAGACTTATGGCGTTGGAGCACCGGGTAAATTACAAGAAGAAAAGCTCACAGCAGATAGTATTTTAGATTTAAGAAATAAAGGTAGAGCTATAGTATTCGAGCTAAGAAATCAAAAAGGTCAAATAGACTTAGAAAAAACATTCGACTTAGCATTAGCATGGGTAGAAGTAGGTTATTTCGATAATCTTATATTGGATTATGATTCGTATGACCCATCAGGTGAACTAAATGCACAAATAATTATTGCTATACCTGAGATAACAAATTTTACTAATATAAAATTCGAACGACAAGTTCAGACATTATACAATAATAATGTGCAATCAAACGATGCATTAGTTGAAGTTTTCTTGGCTAAAGATGCATTTTAAAGTTATAAATAGATGAAAAAGGTTTAACATGTCAAGAGTATTATCTATAGAAGACGGCAATCTATCTAGTTCGATTATTACGAGCAGGGATAAGCTATATTCGGATATAGATCTATTATTCGAAAGAAGGCCTAGTGGTGACATATACAAAAAAACAGATGCTGATGCTGTTAAACAATCTGTAAAAAATATAGTTTCTACTAATAGATATGAAAAGCCATTTGAAATATTTTATGGCGCTAATATTACAGGTATGCTATTTGAATTAGCAGATGCTGGTATGGGTACTCATATTGAAGACCAAATACAAAGCGCAATAGAACAATATGAACCAAGAGCAAAAATATTAAACATAGATGTAAATAGTAATCCTGACCGCAATTCATTGCAGGTAACATTATTATTTAGAATTAAGTCAAATGAACAAGAAGTAGAATTAGAAACTACTGTGTCGAGGTTAAGGTAATGGTAACAACAATAAGTTCAACAGATCTAGATTTTACAAATATTAAAAATAGTTTAAAAACTTCTTTACAAAATAATCCAGATTTTAATGATTATAACTTCGAAGGTTCAGGCCTTTCAGCTCTACTTGATGTGTTGGCATATAATACACATTTCAATGCACTTACTGCAAATATGGCATTGAATGAATCTTATCTTACAACTGCTCAATTAAGATCATCTGTCGTATCACTTGCCGAAGCTATTGGTTACATGCCTGCCTCAAAGGCTGCTTCAACGGCTACAATAAATTTATCAGTTAACACAGGTAATCTTGCAGGTAGACCAACATTTCTATCACTACCAAGAGGAACAAAGTTTACTACTACATTTGATAACATATCGTATACATTTGAAACAATAGGTACTGTTACAGCAGAAGATAATGGTACTGGATTATATATTTTCAAAGATGATAAAATTAGTGAAGCTATTACAATAAAAGAAGGCACTAATATCACAAAGACTTTTCTGGTTAGTGAAAACTCAGTTGATTCAGTATATGTAATACCAGATAAAAATATCGATACTACAACAGCATTTGTTAGTGTGTATAATGACTTATCTACTACAACATTTTCTACATTCACAGATTTAAAAGAAGCTGATACGATTGACGATCAATCTAAAGTTTATATTTTAAGAGAAACTCCGAATGGATTCTATGAATTATCTTTTGGTGATGGCTTTACATTAGGTAAAGCACCTGAAGCTGGTAATAAAATAGTTGTAGAATATCTTTCTACAACTGGCCCAGATGCAAATGGAGCTACAGTATTTACACCAGTTAATCAAATTAGTGTGCCTAATGCTGCAGGAAATACATCATTTAATTTATCTTTAACTACAGTAACTAAAGCTGTGTCTGGTTCTGTTGTAGAATCAGTTGCTTCTATACGTAAGAATGCACCATTCTCATATGCATCACAAAATAGAATGGTTACAGCATCTGACTACGCCACATTAGTTAAAAGAAACTTTGGCTATCTAATTAAAGATATACAAGCATACGGTGGTGAAGATGCAGTACGTAAGGAATACGGGTGTGTCTTCTTATCAATAGTATTTAAAGACGATGTAACACAGGCAACAATAGATAAAACAAAAGGCGATATCATTGCATTAGGTAAGCAGCTACAGGTTATTACATTTGATATTAAGTTTGAAGATCCTGATATTACATTCCTTGAAACTTCAGTCTTTTTTCAGTTCAACCCTAAGTTTACATCATCATCTGTACAAGAGATTCAAGATAGAGTTGAAACTGCAACTATAAATTATTTTAGTAATGGCACTGGTTTATTTGATCAGTCATATAGGCGGTCTAACTTATTATCTTTAGTTGATGACGTCGATCCTTCAGTATTATCTTCACGTGCAAATTTAAAAGTACAAAAGAGATATGTACCATTTTTAGGGACTAATGAATCAGCTGATCTTAGATATGCATCGCCAATTTCTGAACCTAATAATGAATCACATACAATAACTTCTACAGCTTTCTTTTCTAATGGTAAAAAAGTAACTATTAAAAATAAGTTAAATAGTACTAAATTACAACTAGTTGCTATTGACAATGATACGGTATTCATTGATAATATAGGTGAATATGCACCATCTACTGGTATTATTAAAATAACAGGTTTGATAGTAGATAGTATAATAGGTGGTAATAATTTTATTAAGATATCTGCAGTAGCAGCAAACGAATCCTTTTCTTCGCCAGGTCAAAATCAAATTGTAGTATTCGATGATGGTCCATCATTTGTACAAGCAACAGTAGTTACAACGAGCTAATATGTCATTAGATAAAACATTACGCGATATTAATCGACGAGCTATATCGGTACAAAACAAAAAACATGTATCGAATGTTCTACCTGAATTTTTTCAGACTGAATATCCTAAGTTCGCAAAATTTTTAAATGCATATTATGATTATGCTGATAGTGATGTATCACCAACACATTTAATAGATGAATTATTTTTAAATCGTGATATTACACAGGTTGATATAGATCTATTATCATTTATAGAAGATGAATTATTATTAGGTCAACAGTTCTTTGAAGGTTTTAAAAATAAAAGAGAAGCTGCTGACTATTCAAGTACTCTATATAAATCAAAAGGTACTAAGTATAGTATAGAACAATTCTTTAGAGTATTCTTTAATTCATTCGTAGATGTAAAATATACGAAAGAAAATGTTTTTATTGTTGGTAGTGTACATGATTTAAAGAAAGAGAAAGAAAACCATAACGCAGGTATATCACCATACGCACCAGAGATTATAGTATCAGCATCACGTATCGGACCGGATGATCAAAGATATATAACTGATGATAAACTATATCAAAAATACGCGCTTCTTATTAAATCTACATTACCTATAGACACTTGGAGAGACATATATAAGTTATTTGTACATCCGGCAGGTATGTATGTTGCTGGTGAAGTTCAGATTGTTAGTATTGCAGAACCAGATTATTTGATTATGCCTCCTGGCATTGCAGATTCTGCAGGTCCACAATTTACAGGTGTGGCAGATGTAGCTATATTCGAATTTAATTCTACTAATCAGGTTGTACAACAAATTCTACCTGCTCAACAAACGTTTACACTTGCTCCTATACAGTTAGGTCAGATGCAAGGTGGAAATTTAACATTAGCAGATTTTGATACACAATTTGATACCTTAGCTATAGGTAATAATGCAGGATCTCAAACATTCGATGCAGATAGTGTTACAGGAGACTCAGCATTTCCTAAATTATCAAGTAATAACCAATTACTTCTTAATTTTAGTAACGACTTCTTCTAAAACTATTATAAATAGTGATAACTTTTAAAGAGAGAGAAAATGGCTAGACAAAATATTAATACCGGAGCAAGTGCCAACGACGGCACAGGTGATTCCTTACGTAATGCCGGTAATAAAATAAATCAAAACTTTCAAGAGATATATCAATTTCTTGGTGAAAGCGACCAAGTATCTCCTTATTTATTCCTGGACTCTGATGGTATTCACTTTAATGGTGATAGTGTCAATTTATTTAAAACTCATGTTAATGTAGTTGATCCTACTCAGAATAATAGTATTACATTTCCAGATTCAAGTGGAACAGTAGTATTAAACAGCAGCACTGCAACTCTTAGCAATAAAGCATTAGATTCGGCTGAATTAAAACATCCAGCTATAAAAGACAATGACTCAAGTCATAATTATGAAATTGTACCTGGTGCACTTACTGCAAATGTAAAAGTACATTTACCAAGTTTAGGTGATAGTGATACTTTTGTCATGGCTAAGCATGCTCAGACATTAGAAAATAAAATATTAGATTCAGCAACAATTAACTTTCCACAAGTTAATCAGATTTTAGATACTAATGGCGCGACAGTCACAAAGTATGAAGCGTTTCCCAGTGCGGTAAATTTTATATCGCTAGGTAACGAAGCAACAGGTTTTAGTCCATCAGTATATGCAGATGGTGCAGATACAAATGTTACATTAGCATTAGGTGGTAAAGGTAATGGCGCAGTATTAATGGATACGAGAGTTGCTGTGAATAATTCAGTAATGACAGCATCTGGTAATGTAGACCAAGAAATGCCACTTGCAATATTTAATTCACCTACGCCTCTTACAGCATTTGTTCTAGACGGTACAGTAATTGGTGAGTTAAAATACTTTGTAAATAATAATACAGGCACAGTAACTGTACAACCAACTAATTTTGCCGGCGGCACGAATACAACATTTACACAAAACCAAGCCGGATTTATGATATGGACTGGTGCGAATTGGCACCTAGCATCAAAACAATAGGATAGATAAATGCCAGCAATAGTTACAGATAATTTTAAAAGACGGGTCATCGATACTCTCATCAATGATATAGATAGCACAGGCGTGAGCTACCACGTTGCTGTTGGTAGATCTGAACCTTACGACTCAGCTGATACAGTTGTTGATCCTATTCAAAACATTAGAGAAATACGAAACGCACAACTCTCTATGCAATCAGTAAAAATTATTACTGATCGATCTTTCTGTGTAGAAAGATATAATTGGTCACAAGGGTCAGTTTATTCAGCATATGATGATAACGTTACACAGATTCCAGCACAACCTTTTTATGTGTATACAGATGAACAGTATGTTTATATCTGTTTAGAGCAGGGTAAAAATGCGGCGGGGCAACCTGTTACTTCTACAGTCAAACCTACTGGTACAGCAGATCATATAATGACGGCTGATGGATACACATGGAAGTTCTTATATTCAATCGGTGCTTTAAGAGAAAGTAAATTCCAAGCATCTAACTTTATACCTGTTAAGCTAGTAAATAGTGTTGATTCATCGTCATCACTTGATGATACAACACAATTTGGTGTACAATCAAACGCTATACCTGGTTCTATTGTTGGATATAGGTTGACTAATACCGGTACAGGATATACATCAGCTCCGAGCGTTGTAATACAAGGAAATGGTAATGGCGCTAAGGGTACTGCATTTATTGACGGTGGTTCAGTTTCTAAGATTGAAATGGCTGAATCTTCTGGTGTAAAAGTATTCGGTACAGGATATGATTTCGCATCTGTTCAATTAACAGGTGGAGGTGGACTCGGTGCTACTGCAGAACCAATACTTTCATTTAAGAACGGATTCGGCGCTGATCCACGAGACGATTTAAAGTGTACATCTATTATGTTTAACGTAAAACCAGCAGGTGACGAAGATTCTGACTGGGTAGTTGATAATGACTTCAGACAGATTATGCTAGTACGTAACATTCAAGACTCGGCTAATGGTACAATATATACAGGTAATACTGGTAATGCTCTGAAGATGATGAACGTTTCTAGTATTAACTCAGCATTTACAAGAGACCAGACTATTATAGGTCAAACATCTGGTGCTAAAGCAGTTGTTGATACACTAGATGCAAATTCACTTTTCTATCACCAAAACGAAACAACAGGATTCTTAGCTTTTCAAAATGGTGAAGTAATTCTTGAACAAAACGCTGCCGGTGAAGCTACTATTGACAGTGCTATAGTGCCTGGCGCAAGAGATGTTGATCCAGCTACAGGCCAGATTCTCTATATAGATAATAGAGCAGCTGTAACAAGATCAGACGACGCTACAGAAGATATCAAAATAATCATTAGGTTATAAGGTTATAACGAATGCCCAATATATTTAACAAAAATACTTTTGCAACGACATACAAAGATGATTTTGTAGATAGTGCAAACTATCATCGAATTCTCTTTAATTCAGGACGGGCATTACAAGCACGTGAACTGACGCAAATGCAAACTATTACTCAGGCTGAAATAGGTCGATTGGGTAAACACCTATTTAATCAGGGTGCTGCGGTAAATCCTGGCTCAGTAAATATCAATAATACTTATGAATTTGTAAAGTTACAAGATGCTACATTACCAGCTGGAAATTTTGTAGGTTTAACACTTACATCTGGTACAAACTCTATAGGCATGGAAGTATTAGAAGCGGTTGATGCAACCGCGTCTGATCCACCAACCCTTTATGTAAGATATACATCAACAACTGGTGGTACAGCCGGTACTACGCCTGTACGTGTATCTGCCGGGGAAACTTTATCTGGTGGACCAGCAGTTGTGACTGTACAAGTTACAGATACAGTAGCTAATCCATGTACTGGTCAAGGTACAAAAGTTTCTATAGCAGAAGGTGATTTCTTTGCAATTAATAGATTTGTATTTGCAAAAGCGCAAAGTTTTATTCTTTCTAAATATACAAATAATCCGGATGCTGTTATTGGTTTTAAAGTAACTGAAGATATTGTAACGACTGCAGACACTTTTGATTTATTTGATAACCAAGGTGTATCACCTAATACATCAAGCCCAGGTGCAGATCGATATCGTATAACGTTATCTATTGCAGACCAAGCTACTGTTGATAGTGACGAAAACTTTGTCTATGTAGCAAAGATACAAAACGGAGCGATAGCAACTCAAGTTACAGGAATAGAAGACTATAATAGAGTAAATGATATTCTTGCTCTGAGAACTCAAGAAGAATCTGGTAACTACATCGCAAAACGCTTTGAACTAGCATTCGAAACAAATGACTCAGACGCAACAAAATTAGATTTTAATATTAGTCGTGGTGTTGCATATGTAGATGG